GGTTAAGCGACCTAGAGCAATTTCCCCCATTTCGTTTTTTTACCAATCTTGACGCATGAACATCCAAACCATTCCCCTCGCCGACCTCTCGCTCGACCCAAGCAACGTCCGCAAACACTCGCGCCGCAACCTCGACGCGATCAAGGCGTCGCTGCGCAAGTTCGGGCAGCAAAAACCGATCGTCGTGGACGCGAAAGGAATCGTCCTCGCCGGCAACGGCACGCTGACCGCAGCGCAGGAACTCGGATGGACCGAAATCCAGATCGTGCGCACCGAACTGGCGGGCGTCGAGGCGACGGCGTTCGCCATCGCCGACAACCGGACGGCGGAGCTGGCGGAGTGGGAGGAGGACAAGCTCAACGCGGTGCTCAAGTCTTTGCAGGACGAGGGCGTTGACTTGGTCGATGTCGGTTACTCGCCGGTTGACATCGGTCAATTCGCCGTTGCGGAAGTGGAAGCGCCAGCGTTGAAAGACGGCGACCGCGCGCCTTTTAGGCAAATGACGTTCACGGTTCACGACGAGCAATTTGAGGAGGTCGAGGCGGCGATGAGCAAGGCGAAGGAAGAGGGTGGCGGCGAGTCAGCCGTGAACGAAAACAGCAACGGCAACGCTCTGGCGTTTATCTGCGGGAGGTTCAACCGTGGGCCGAGCTAAAGACATCATCGTCAAGCCGATCTCGGCGCAGGATGCAAACCGCATCGTGCGGGCGATTCACTACAGCGGAAAGGTCGTCAATAACTCGCAGCTCCACCTTGGTGTTTTCCTCGATGGAAAATGCGGTGGGGCGATGCAGTTCGGGCCGTCGCTCGACAAGCGCAAGATGCTCGGACTTGTCACGGGCACGCTCTGGAATGAATTTATTGAACTGAACCGGATGGCGTTCGCGGACTGGCTACCGCGCAACAGTGAAAGCCGCGCAATCGGTTACGCGTTCCGATGGATTCGGAAGACATACCCGCAGATCAAGTGGTGCGTTTCATTTGCGGACGGGACGCAATGCGGCGACGGAACGATTTATCGAGCGAGCGGGTTTTCCCTCACTGGTATTCGATGCAATGCCTCTATTGTTTTGCGTCCCGATGGAACAATCGGGAGCGAGTTGACTGGAGGTAAACACACGGGAGGGAAAGCGCTGCTCGGCTTCCAACTCCGCTACATTTACTTCCTCGACCCAACCGCCCGCGCTCGCCTGACCGTTCCGATCTTGCCATTCAGCGAGATTGACCGGCGCGGGGCGGGGATGTATAAGGGCAAGCAGAGAATCCAATCACGCGCCGGAGGTGACACCACGGACACGCCAGTCTTCCAGACTGGAGAGGGCGGCTCAACCCCGACCACGGCGCTCCAATCTGAATGACAGACTCCGAGCAAACCCCGAGCGAAATCCTCGCCCGCCGCAACGTCCAAAACATCGCGGTAAAACTCAAGGCTGGCAAGACGCTGACGACCTCGGAGCGCAAGGCGCTAAACGATTTCCAGACCGGCCAGCTCGACGGCTGGGTGAAGGACCTGAGCACGCTCGCCAAAGAACTCGGCCTTTCCCGCCAAGCGATCTACGACGCGCGCAACCGCTTCCCTGACGCACCGAAGAAGCACGAGGACGGACGCCGCGAGAACCTCGCCGCGTGGCAGCAGTTTTGCGCGGAGAACGTGATCGGGAAGGACGTGGCGACGAAGAACCTCGCCGAGCTCAAAGCCGAACTAATGCGCGAGCAAATCCGCCTCGCCCGCTCAAAGAACGAGCGCGAATCCGGCGACGTGATAGATCGCGAGGTTGTGGAGGCGATGCTTGTCACGCTCGGCCAGAAGCTCAACCTACTCCTGCGCCTCAAGCTGGAGGTCGAGCTGGGGCCGCGCGGAGTCGGGATGAACGCGGCGGAATTGAACGTGGAGGGCGGCGTGATTCTCGGCGAGATTCGGGAAGTGATTAACGCGAACATTGCGACGTTTGAGGGCGAGGCGTTGGACAGGTCGAGGGACGGAGAGGGGCAAGCGTGACCGCCTCCGACCTCCTCTGCGCCACCCTGCGTCTTCCGCAGCCCGACCGCTCGCCGATTTACGAGTGGGCGCGGAAGCACATCATTTTGCCCGAGTCCTACGCGACCAGCGGACCGTTCAACGTCAAGATTTCGCCGTGGCTCATTCCGATCTTCGACGCTTTGCAGAACCCGCTTGTGCGCCGCGTGCACTTTCGCAAAGCCGTGCAGATCGGTGGCACGCTCGTCGCTGACATCTGGGTGCCGTGGCTGATTTGCAACGACGCGGGGCCGATCTCGTGGACGATGCAGACTGACGAGATGATTGACCGGCACGCCAAGTCGCGGCTGAACCCGATCTTTGAGTCGTGCAAGCCGGTCGCGGCAATGCTGCCGCGCGTCGGACCGAACCGGACGACGACCGAGATTTATTTCGGCGGCTTCTTCTTCCTGCTCAATCCTGCAAACCTTTCGAGCCAGCAAAGCCAGTCGATTCGTTACAAAATAAATGACGAGATCTGGCTTCCAAAATGGCAGGAGGTGTATGGCCACGCCGTCGCCCGCGTCAGTCGTTTCGAGGAAGTCGGGCGCTCCAAGATTTACAACACGTCGCAAGCTCCGATCATGGACCTCGAAACCGGCAACGTCGAGGACACATCCTTCCGCCAAGGGAACCAGCAGGAGTGGAGCACGGAATGCCCATCGTGCCGCAAGGTTCACCCCATCGCGTTTGCCTTAGACAAGAACGAGGACACCGGTCTGCGCGGCGGAGTGGTCTGGGACGCCGCGGCAAAGCGCGACGACGAGACGTGGGACGTGCCGCGCGCGGTCGCCTCGTGCCGCTTCCGGTGCCCTCACTGCGGCCACGAGTCGCCCGACACCGACACGACGCGCAACGGGTGGAAGCGTGCCGGTCGCTTCGTGCCAATGAACCCGACCGCGCCGTCGGAGATCCAGAGCTTCCGCGTGGAGGCGGTCGTCAGCCGGCCGATGCGGCTACTCGTCGAAGAATTCTGCGAGGCCGACAATCACCACGTGCGGCAGGGTGATGATAAGATGAAGATCGAGTTTCGGACGAAGCGCGAGGCGCGGCCGTGGATCGTGGAGAAAAAGGTCGTGAACCTCTTCGTCACGAAATCCGATTACACCGTCGCGCAGTTCTCCAACGGCGAGGGCATCGACGGCGAGCTCATCCGGTTCATGTCGATCGACCGCCAGCAAGACCACTGGTGGGTTGAAATCGGCGCGTTCTCCTCGGCGACGGGGCCGACCTACAAGCAGCTTTATTTCGGCCGCATCGAGACGCGGGACCAGCTTCGGCAGATGCAATGCCGTTACAAGGTGCAGGACGCGTGCGTCGCTCAAGATCGCGGTTACCGACCCGCGGACGTGGACCGAGATTGCGCCGACTTTGGCTGGCGAGGTATGCGCGGGCACGCACGGAAGACGTGGACGATGAAGGACGACGCGAGCGACAAGTTGATTAACTTCCCGTTCTCGGAGCCGCGCACGAGCGACTACCGCGGCGGGGATGTGTATTATTACGATTGGTCAGGCGATTACTTCAAAGACCTCTTGGCAAACGCGCTAGAGGCAAAGGGCGATCTCAAGTGGCTACTGCCGGCCGACGTCAATCCGCTCTACCTCGAACACCTGCGAGGCGAGTCGAAGGTTGAAATCCGCACCGGCGTCTGGGAGTGGCGCGAGGTTAAAAGCAACGCGCCGAATCACGGGCTCGACACCTCGGCGATGATGCTCTGCATGGCGACGATTGCCAACGTCGTGCGTTACACGCCGGTCAAAGACTGAGCCTAGTTTGACGTTTCGAGCCTTGGTATGCTCGACAACCCATTTCTCGGACTGGATAGCGCCACCCTGACGGCGCTCAAGACCAAGACAATTGACGCGATTCAAGCCGTGCTCCTCAACCAGAGTTACAGCCTCAACGGAAAGAGCGTGAGCCGCGCGGACCTCAACGCGCTGAACAATATGCTCGGGAACTTGCAGGACGCATTGACGGACGCGGCGGGCACGTCCACGGATACGACATTCGTGAGCTTCACGGGAAACTGAAATTATGGACAACGACATTTTCGACGCGTCAAAACTGATCGCCCAGAAACCGTGGCTCGACCGCGCGCTCGAAAACATCGCGCCGACGTGGGCGCTGAAGCGGCTGGAGGCTCGCGTCGCGAAGTCACTTTTCGAATACAATGCGGCGCGGACGAATCGGCTGTATGCTCCGAAACAATACGCGCAGCCAGCGGAGTCATCGCAGAACCAGCGGGACCGCGTCGTGATGATGTATGAGGCTCAGGACTTGGTGCAGAATTTCCCCGAGGCTCGCGAAATTTCGCGCAAGTTCGGGACGTATTTAACGCCCAACGAGTATTCTCCGACGACCGGCGATCGCGACTACAACCAGACCATCAGCGAGTATTTTCACGCTTGGTGCAAGACGTGCGACGTGACGAACCGGCACAGCTTCAAGAAGCTCGTGCAGCTCGCCGCCGAGGAGCGTCCGGTGGACGGTGACTGCGGCTTTGTCATCCGTCGCAGCGGCGAAGGGCTCAAGCTCCAGCTCGTGCCCGCGACGCGCATCGGCAATCCGAACGACACGGCGGTCGCGTCGAACAACTACTTTCAAGGCATCATCACGAACGACTTCGGCCAGCCGGTCGCTTATCGGATTTATCGCGTGAGTCGCGACGGCGTTTATTTCGGCGCGGAGGATATTCCTGCGAATCAGTTCTGTCACTACATGGACCCCTTTCGCGTGGACCAGTATCGCGGAATCACAGATTTCCACGCCGCGATTCAGACCGCGCGGATGCTCCACGACATCCTGCAAGCCGAGAAGGCGGGCGTGCGTTTCTCGTCGCAACAGGCCGCGCTGATCTTCAACGACCGGGGCATCGCGAATCCGCGCAATCTGTTCCAGCCGAATCCTGCGCTCTCGCTCCCGAACGGACAGCAGCAGAAGAACGAACTCACAGAGGTCGGAATGATTCGCTACTTTCAGAACAGCGACCGCGTGGAGGTAATGCCGTCGCGTCCATCGCAGGCGTTCACCGGCTTCGTGCAGCATCTCATGCACGAGATTGCTCTTGGCGTTGGCGTGCCCGAGGGAGTGTTGTTCGGGACACAGGACTACAAAGGCCCAAGCGTCCGCGCCGAGTTCGCCGCAGCTGACCGCGTATTCACGCGCCAGCAGGGCGTCCTCACCGACAAGGTCCTCGACCCGATCAAGGACGCCGTGATTCTCGACGCCATCGCGCGCGGGGAAATCCCGCCGCCTCCGCTTCTGGCCGGCGAGACGATGGTTCACGCGTTGCGCCGCGCGACCGCAGGCGAGTGGCGTTTTCCCGCGAAGCTCTCGATCGACGTGGGCCGCGAGTCGGCCGCGAACATGAACGAAAACCGGCAAGGCGCAAAGTCCTTGCAGGAAATCGCAGCCGAGGAAGGCACGGACGCCTTCACGCGATTGGAGCAGATCGCGATCGAAGCCGCTTACGTGAAACAGCTCGCCGAGAAGTATGGCGTGCCCGAGACGGCGATTCGGCTCACGACGAACTCCTTACCGAGCACACCCGCAGCCGCAGCCGCAGCAGGCGACGCGGTGGGCGTCAGCGCGGCAGAGGCGCAGGCGGCGAGCGTCACGGCTTCCGCGACAGGCGGCGAATCGACGGACGTGGCCGCTATCGCAGGCGTCGAATCATTCCCTGATGTATCGCCCGAACTCGCACCGCTCAACGGCGCGCAGATTGCGGCGGTGCTTTCCATCCTCGAGAATTTACGCGCGGGCGATCTCACGTCGGAAGCCGCCGAGACGCTCATGGTCTCCGCTGGCATGGCAAAAGAATCAGCAAGCAAGGTCGCCGGTTCCGTTGCGGGACTACCAAAGCAGCCGTCGAAAGTATCAGCTTCGGCGATGCACAACCGCATCCGACTTGCTCGCGCGCAGGAGGACAGCAACCTCGTCACGATCAACTTCGCGGATGGCTCTTACATCCCGAACGACGCGATGATCGCGAACGCGAAACGCGCGCTCGCCGCTCGCGAAAAAGCGACGCCATCGAATCGTGGCATGACCGCTGTCGGGCTTGCTCGCGCTCGCGACATCCTCAACAAGCGCCCGCTTTCCGAGGACACCGTGCGCCGAATGAAGGCGTATTTCGACCGCCATGAAATCGACAAGCAGGGCGCGACTTGGAAGACGCAAGGCAAGGGCTGGCAGGCGTGGAATGGCTGGGGAGGGGACGCGGGGCAGTCGTGGGCAAACGCAATCGTTGAGCGGCTGAACAAGCCGCAAGCCAACTCGGCGAAGAACGAAAGCCGCACTGAGTTTTCCGCCGCCACCGAGGTCGCGATGGTGCTCCACGAAAAGCCTGAGAACCCGAACGACTGGCTGACCGCCGTCGAGCAATACCGCAAGCAGCTCGACATCCGATGCGGAGAGGCCGCGAAGCCGATCGTCGGCAAATCAATCATCGAGCACACCTTTGCAACGCAGCCAACGAGCGCGAAGAAATAACAACTTTATGGATACACAGACGCAAATCGACCGGCTGATCGAGTTGGCAATCGTGCAACGCTCCGAGCTGAAACAGCTCGTCTCGGAATTGCCGCAACTTCGCGAGTATCTCGGCGCGGAAATCGAGCGCACTTTCGAAGAGACCGAGCCGCAGATTCGCACCGAGCTTGAAGAGTTCTGCCGCGCACGCGCGAGCGACGAACACGCGAAGACCGGAGCGGCACTCGCTGCGAAAGTTGAGCAGTTGTCGAAGCAGTTAGAGGTCACGACCGCCGCGAAATACTCGGTGCTCATGGCCGAGCGCGCGGAGAACGCGAACTTGCTCGCGAAGGCCGAGGCGCGCATCGAGGACGCGGCGTCAATGCTGACGCACGCCGTGAAGGAAATCGTCACGGACGAACTCTCACGCTTCCCGCGCGCTGGCGAAATCGACCAGCTTCGCAAGGAGTTTGCCGAACCTCGCGGGCTCAATCCTCGCGGCCGTTGGATGCCCGATGAAACTTACCAGCGGCTCGACTTGGTCACGATCAACGGCGACAGCTTCGTCTCGAACATCGACGGCAACCGCGAGCGCCCGAGCCGCACGGCTGGCGACTGGACGCTGAGCGCAGCGCGTGGCAACGGAGGCGGAGGTGGCGGTGTGACCTCGATGACCGACCTCGTGCCCGTGCCGAGCAACGGACAGCTCCTAATAGGCAACGGCTCGGCGTTCGTGAACTCGACGCTTACCGCTGGCACCGGCATCTCGATTTCCAACGGCGCAGGCTCGATCACGATCAGCGCGACCGACGGGAACATCACGCTCGACGACGGCACGGCGGCGGCTCCCTCGCTCAACTTTACCGACGACCCCAACACCGGACTCTACCGGCCAGCGGCGGACACGGTCGGCATCGTCGGCGGCGGTCACGACATCCTGCGGCTGACCGACATCGCGAGCGCGACGGACTACGTTCAAATCAAAAACGGCATCGGCGTCGGTAGCCCGCTCCACATTCTCGCCGAGGGTGCGAGCGCGAACATCGGCGTGCACTTGCAGCCCAAAGGCAGCGGGCTTCTCACGATCTCGGACGGCACGGATTTCAACAAGGGCATCCGGTTCCGGTCCTCGTCGAGCGCAGCCAGCGCGGTGACTTTGCTCGATGCCGTCTCGACTGCGGGGCGCGTCATCACGCTGCCAGATGCGACGGACACCCTCGTTGGTAAGGCTACGACGGACACGTTGACGAACAAAACGCTGACAAGCCCGACGATGACCGCGCCGGTTCTCGGCACGCCTGCCAGCGGCACCCTCACCAACGCCACCGGCCTCCCAATCTCCACCGGCGTCAGCGGTCTCGGCACCGGCGTGGCGACGTTCCTCGCGACACCTACGTCGGCGAATCTTCTCGCCGCCGTGACGAACGAAACGGGCACGGGCGCGCTGGTGTTCGGGACGAGCCCGACGCTCACCACGCCGATCTCCGCGACCCTCACCTCCCCCGCCGCGTCCCCCCTGACGCTCGGCACGACCTCCTACGGCACTGCGCTGACGGTAGCGAGCGCGACGGGCGCAATCACCGCCACGACCACGCTGGCCGACCAAGGCGGCACCATCTCAGCCCAGCGCAACGGCCTCGCGCCACGGCAGGGGTTGGTGTTTGATGGGACGACTAACGGATCGTTCTCTGCGTTGTCCGCTTTTGGAACGGGAGACTTTACTTATGCTGCTTGGATTTATGTTCCGTCTACTGTCAGCACTTACGGTCCCGGTTTAATTGGTGGAGGAACTAGCAGCTTTACGCTGCGGGTTTTTAACAATTTCAAACTTCAAACTACCTTAGTAGACATTGCGGACAACGCGCAAAGCACCAGTACGGTACAAGCTGGCAAATGGAATTTTGTTACATATCGCCGCACAGGAACCAGCGGCTACTATGGCATCAATGGCGTTGAAGATGCAGCCATTACCGATAGTGGAAATTACTCGCTTGGTTGTACGCTAATTGGCCAAATCAATGTCGGATACGGCACGAATTACGTTTGGAACGGCTCCATTTCTGGGTCATTAGTCTTTAACCGCGCCCTCTCCGCCGCCGAAGTGCTCGCGCTCTATCAGTCGAGCGCGCCTGCGGGGGCGGATTACAATGCGGCGAGTAATACGGCGATCAATACTTCTACGGTCACAACCTCGGGGTCGGGAAGCATATCTGGCACTAGCGCCAGCGGTTTTGCCGCTATTGCAACGGCTGGGTATTTTGTTCGTAGCGCACCAGCTATTGCAATGCGCACTGGGACACGCTACCGAGTAGTCTTCACGGCGTCTGTCCTTACCGGAACTTGGAATGTCTATTTTTCAAACGGTGCAGCAGTGGGTTCTGCCACTCCGCTCATAACCGCTGGCGTCAATACCGTTGAGTTTACATCACTTAACGCTAACTCAAATTGGGTCGAATTTGGATGCGGTGGAGCTGGCACGCTTACGGTGTCATCATTTACGTTTGTTGCCCTCGGCCTCCTCCTCGCCCCCGACTCCAACAACGCGGGCGCGGGGCTTGAATGGCTCGACGTATCAGGCAACCGCGCACACATCGTCCTCCCGACCTCTGGCGTGACGTGGTCGCTGCCATCCTCGCAGCAGATTGTCATCGAGGCTTCGACCTCCACCAACGGCAATCAGCAGCTCGGTGGCGCATCGCTGATCGACGCCAACAAGCAATGGCGCATCCAATCGTGGACGGTCAATTGCTCCACAGGCACGCCGACGATCTCGCTGGGTAACGTCTCGGCGGGGGCGCAATACAACGCAGTCACTGTCCTCGCGGCGGGCAATAACGACATCACGCTTGTGACTCGGTTTCCAAGCACGGCAAACCTCTGGGTCAACAGTAGCACCACGGCGACCCTCATCCACCGCATCACGCTCGTTCCAGCTAACTAATTTCCATGAATAAAACCTTCTCCACTCCGGTTTACGCCAGCAATTACATTGCAGGCTTTGGCATCGCGACAGGTTGCGCTCTGCACTCTATCGACTACGACTCTGACACTGTTCGCTTCTCGCTTATTGGCGGGGACGGAACGTCGTCAATCGTCAACGGTCTAATGGTTGAAGACATCTCGGAGGACACGGTTGCGGAAGCAATTCGCGCCACCGTTGCCGCAACGAATCCGTAACGAGAGGCCGCGAACTTACATCTGGCCCTAATGTATGGACGCGCTCGAAATTCTGGTGAAGGGCTGGCCTATATTCCTTGCCATGATAACCCTAATAGTCGTGCTCAGTAAATTGGACCTCCGCGTGGCAGTTCTTGAGGAGAAAATGAAATCGCTGTTCGACCTTTTTAATAAAAAATGAACATCCTTGATTTGCTTGGCAACGCTCTCGGTGGTGGTGCGCTCGGTGTGATTCTCCGCATCGGCAACGGCTTCTTCGAGGAGTTCAAGGCTGGACGCGACCACGCGCGGAAGCTCGAAGAGGCCAAGACGATGGCTGGCATCGCAGCAGACGCCGCAGCGTGGGCAGCGTTCACGGCGAGCCAGCAGGCCGCGACCGTGCCGAGCAACGTCGCGCCGTGGTGCGCTAACATCATCACGCTTTTTCGGCCGTTCATCACTTTGACTTTGGTCGGTGTCGCGACCGTCGTTTACTTCCACTCAGTCGGACCGGAGCGTGCGCCGATGGTGGAACAGATCAATTTTGCCGCGTTCAACTGCGTGGGATGGTGGTTCGGGGACCGCATGGCGCGAAAATCAAAATGAACACCCACAACATCAAAGCCACCCTCACCGCCGCAACGCCTGCCGCCGCGATGGTGAGCCTATCGCAGGTCAACGAGGTTGCCGCGCTCGTCGGCACACTCCTCGGCATTGCGTTTCTGCTCTGGCGGTGGCGCCGCGAGGCGCAGAAGGAGGATTGATTTTGACGGGCATCGCATAGGCGATGGAACCCGTCATCACATTTGCAGCCTCCGCAGGCGTCATCGACGCGCAGACCGGAATCATTCGCGGCGTCTCACTCATCACCAAAGGCCCGGCGTTGGGCCACGGCGTGATGATCGACAGCACGACGCTGGAGCAGGTCAAGAAAGCCGCCGAGCAATACTCTGGCGGGCTCAAGGTGAAGCTCGACCACTCGGGCGGCGCAGGCGACATCGTCGGTTACATCGACACCTTGCGCATCGAGGGCGAGAAGCTCCTCGGCGATTTGCACCTGCTAGAATCCTCGGTTCACCGCGCTTACATTTTGGAGATTGCCGAGCGGATTCCCGACACGTTCGGGCTCTCGATTGCGTTCTCGGGTCCGTCGGAAAAAAGCGCGGACAAGCTCACGACTTTGCAGAGGTGTTCTGAAATTTACTCGGTCGATCTCGTCAGCGAACCCGCTGCGAACCCGAATGGATTTTTCGCGCGCAAGCTGGAGCAACTTCAGACCGCGCCAGAATCAAAAGCAAAAATTGAAACGATGAATGACGAACTCAAGGAAGCCATCCAAGGCATGATTCAATCTGCTATGATGGGCATGAATGACAAACTCGCGAAGCTCGAAGCTGCGCTTCCTCCCGTTGAAGAAAAACCCGCCGCCATGAGCGCACAGACTGAGGTCGTGCAACTCGCGGCGAACGCCGCCGCTCTCGCTGCGGTCAAAGAATTTGCCAAGTCTTTCGGTGCGCCAGCCGCCCCGATCGCCTCGGCGGAAGCTCCCAAACCAGTCGCGCAAGCGCAGAAGTTCGAGGACGTAGTCGCCGCCAAAGCCACCGAGCTCAAGGGCGACAAATCCTCGGCCATCTCCTTCGCGGTCAAAAATCATGCTGACCTTTACGCCGTCTATCGTGCGCGCGTGCAGGGCGGCGAACTCGTGAAACTCTAAAAAAACCACCATGGCTACTTCATTCCAAAATGCGGGCACGTTCGTCGCAAACTCGGCTATCACCGCGTTTCGCCTCGTGTCCATTTCCAGCAATCGCGGCGTCGGTCTTTCCGCCACCGCTTCTCTCCCTGACGGCGTCGCTTTGATCGACGCTGCCTCGGGCGATCAAGTCACCGTGCAGTTCCTCGGTGGCACCACCATCAAAGCCACTCTGCTCGCTGGGCCGGTCACCGTAGGTGACACCTTATTCTCAACCGCCAACGGGAGCGTGGCGATTACAGGTTCCGTAACGGTGGGCAAATCGCTCACCACCGCGTCCGACGCTTCGGCGATCATCGAGATGATTCCCAAGAATCTCTAAACCCTAAAAAAATCTTACCATGTATACAAATTCAGCAGCCATTTTCCGCGGCGACATCGCCGGTGTAGTCGAGCAGGCCAAGGACTATGAAGCCGGTTTGATCGGCGTTCAAGCGATGCCCATCCTCGACGTGCCCGTGCGCGCCGGCCAATACCCATCCTTCGTCCTCAAAGAGGGTCAGCTCCTCAAGAGCGACGTTAAGAACCGCGCCGCTTACAGCGCATATGCTCGCGGCACGCGTGCGTTTAACCAAGATACCTACACGGCGTTGGAATATGGATACGAAGAGGCCGTGGACGATACCGTCACCCTCGACGTCGCCCGCTTCTTCGACGCGGAAGTGATCGCGGCCAAGCTCGCCAAGCGCAAACTGCTCCTCGCGCACGAGCTTCGCGTCGCTGCGAAACTGTTCGACAGCGGCACGTTCACCGCGACCAACAGCGGCACCGCCTACACGACCGCCAATCTGGCGACGTTCGATGTCGGCGCTGACGTTCAAGAGGCTACCGACCGTCTTCTCGCGAAGGGCGAGAGCGTCACGAACCTGACCGCGATCATCCCATACCCAGTGTGGACCCGAATCCGCGCTTCCACGAAGTTCCAGAACCGCCTTCGCGGCGCTGGCATTTCGTCCGACACTATCCTCAACGCGAGCACGCAAGCGGCGGCTGAGGTGTTCGGTGTCAGCCAAGTGCTGATTGGTCGCGCCAGCTACGACACCGCCCCTGAAGGCGTCGCGTTTGCTGCCGGTAATGTCTGGGCCAATACCTACATCTGGGTCGGCTCGGTCACGCAGGCGTCCGCTGGTTTCTTCGGTGGCGGCGCAGGCTTCACGCTGAACTGGTCCGAGTATGGCCCAGCAATCGGCGTCTCGACCTATCGCGAAGAAGCGATCAAATCCAACATCGTGCGGGCGTCGCACTTTGTGTCCGAGAAGGTCGTGAATGCAAACGCCGGTCAGTTAATCACCACTCAGTATTCCTGATCTGAATACACCTGAGTTCACAGCCCCACGCCTAACCGCGTGGGGCTTTTTGTTTTGACGCTCTGGCGCGATTCGCCACACCGGAGCGAACACACAACATGACAATTTCCCTCTGCGTGATTGCCGGTAACGAGACCGCGCACATACGAACCATGCTCGATTCGTTCGTCGGCATCATCGACGAACTCTCACTGGTGCGCGCCATCGGCTCGCAGGAACCGGACGACACCGAACAGCTCGCGCGCGAATGGTGCGAGCGCAACGCGGTCCCGATTGTCTTTTCGGACTACCGCAACGGGGTCACTGCGCAGGCGTGGCGGCACGTTGATTCGTTCGCGAGGGCTCGGAACCAAGCCTTCGCCCAAGGCACCGGCGATTGGCTTCTTTGGGCGGACTGCGACGACGTGCTGACCGATGCGACGGACCTGCGGGAAAGGCTCAAGGAGCTTACCGAGGACGTGCTCATGCTGCGATGCCCTTACGACGTGCGGGGCACCGGCAAGAAGTTGCAACGCGAGCGAATCATCCGCCGCGCAGCGTTCGCCTCGGGGCGCGTCTGGCACCACGACGTCCACGAAAACCTGCTGTTGCTCCCGAACGATCTTCACAACGAGTGGACGGTGCCGGTTTGGCGGCATCAGCCGGTCGCGATCAAGCAGAGCAACCGCAAGCGCAACCTCGCAATCCTCGGGCGAAGCGTCGCGGAGTCGGCGACTCAGTATTTTTACATCCATCAGGAACACTATTGCGCGGGCAACAAGACCGCCGCCGAGCAGTTCGGCCGCATCGCGCTTTCCTTCCCGAACCTCGACGACTCGTTTCGATACGAAGTGCAACTGAACCTTGCGCGGCTCGTCGCGTCACGGCGCGAGGCTTTGCAATTCGCGCTCGGTGCGCACGGGGTTTTCCCGTGGTGCCGCGAGGCCATCGCGTCGGTTATCATGCTGGCCTTCGAGCGCAACGACGGGCGCCGCGCGAGCTTCTGGGCTGAGCGGATGCTTGCGCTACCGGAGCCGAAGGAGAAGGAAAGGCCGTGGACGCACGAGGTGAAGTGGTATGGCTGGGCCGGTCTCGATCTCGCCGCGCGTTCCTACCGGCTCGCGGACCAGCCGAGAAAGGCGGACGGGCTCCAGTGGGCGTTCCACAAGCACGAAAAGCCCGCGATTCGGCTCACGCAGAAAACCCTCGGCGACTCGACGCGCTCGGTGTCATTTCGCGAGGCGTGGCTCGGGACGGCAGCGCAACCGGAAACCGTCGAGCACGTTTTCCTTGTGCGACCCGACGACAAGGAGACGATGGCAATGTCGAAGCAGTTCATCCACGACGTAGGGCAACCGCGAGCCGTGGAGCGCGCGATGATCTCGGTGCACATCGAGGACGGCATGGTCCCGCCGCACGACTGGGACAAGCTCGTGATTGCAAGCGGCGTGACGCTCATCGACGCCGAGAACGTCAAAGAAATCCTCGGGGCGAAAAAGCCGTGAGCACGCCAGCAATCATCGTTTGCACGGTCAACGGCGCGTGCCTCAATGTCATGACGGCGTCGCTGAACGCCTACGTCCCGCGCGACGTCGAGAGGTATGTGCATCACAAGGTCGGCACGAACTTCGGGGACGCCTACAACTTCGCCGCGCGCGAAGCCTTCAAGCGGCACGACGAGATTCTGATTTGCAACGATGACATCGTGTTCACGCCGACGACGTGGGCGTTGCTACTCGCGGACGTCGCGCATCTGCGCAAGGTCGTGCCTGATCTCGGCTACGTCGCGACGCGCTCGGACTACGCGCGCGGCGAGCAGAATGTTCGCAGCGGGCGCGGGAAAATCGACTTCCTGCGCTACCAATCCGAGCGGCACATAGTCGAGACGCCGGTCATCGCGCCGATTTGCGCGTGGATTCACCGCGACGCGTGGGTTGATTTCCCGCCGATCAACTGGTTCTCGGACGACGTGCAATGCCTCGACATGAAGCGGCGGCATTTCATCTCGCGCGCCTACGTTCACCACGTCGGAAGCCAGACCTGCGGGCAGGACGCACAGCGGTGCTACGAGGACGCGGAGCCGTGGCTACTCGCGAACCGACCGGAGCTTCACGCACGGTTTTATTTTACAGGCGGCGCATAAGTATGGCAGCCGTGCGAGACTTCGACCCGACCCAAATCAACTCCGACTTCTCGGCGATTCTTGAGCAGGCGGGCGTCGCGTTCACTTATCAGGGCGTGAGCGTCACCGGCATCTGGTCATCGTCGCGCGATGCGTTCTCGGAGTTTGAGGACCAGCGTCGAACCGACAGCAAGTTTACGGTGTTCCTGCTCACGTCGAGCGTCAGCGCCACGCCGCAAGTCACCCAGACGCTTTCTCGGGCGAGCATCACCTATTTCATCGAACGCGTGACCTTGGACGCCGAGGGCGCGGGCTGCGAAATCGAGGTCGCAAAGTCGATATGATCGACATCGAAACCAGTTTCTCACGGCTGGAGTATCAGCTCGCGCGGCTTGCAAACGCGGCAAAGGTGGACCTCGGGCTGGTCATCAAAGAGGAGGCCAAATACGCGATTCAAACCATCGTCAAATTTACGCCGCCCAAGAGCAAGCAGCAGGGCGCGAACGCGGTGCGCGCGGATTTCAGCAGGCTCGCGGAACCGTTGGTATTCCAAGACCTGCAAGCGAAGGCGACCGAGGGCGGATTTTACAAGTCGATGGCGCGATATGTCAGGAACCGCGACGTTGAGAAGCTGCGCGCGCTTTTCAGAAATCCGAACCTCACGCACTATTACGGCAGGCCGTTACTCGAAAGCGAAGACGCCATTAAGAAATACCACCGCAGCCAGCAGAACGCACTAGGCAGGATCACCGGAAAACCGCGCGTCCTCGCCTTCGGATTGGATTTTCGACGCGTCCGAAAGACGATGGAGGACCGCGTGGGCTGGACCGTTAGCGGCTGGAACGCATCGGCGAAAGTAAGCGGAGCGCGCTACAAGAAATTCAGCGACAAGCTCAAGGCGCAGGCAGGCGGAAACATCCGGTTCGGCTCGGTGCAATCCAGCTTCGGGCCGCAGCCGTTCATCAAGGCAACGGCGCACAACGTGAAAATCCCGAATTACCAGCGCATGATCGACGCGGCCATCAATTCACGCGTGAGAACGACCGCGAAGAAAGTCGCCGCCGTCCTCGCCAACCGCGCCGTCAATCTCGGCTTCACCCGCGTCGGCGGAGCAATGCCAATAAAAACAGCCGCAGCATGAGCACACGCACCAACATCCGCACCGCGACGGCGAACGCTCTCACCGGCGCGCTCGTCGTGCCCACCGCAAACATCCTTCGCGGGCGCAACAACACGATCGCCAGCATCTCGTTTCCCGCCGCCGCCGTTTACGCCGTCAGCGAGCAGATCGAGGTGCGCACGCTCGGGCCGAGCAACCGGACTCAATACCGGCAGCTTCAGCTCGTGGTGGACTATTTCATCGCGGAGAGCGGAACGTATTTGATCGACGACCTTTTCGACACGGGCAGCGCGGCGGTCGAGGCGGCAGTTCTCGCCGACGTGACGCTCGGGGGCCAGTGCCGCGATCTCCATTTGACGAGTGTGGATTATGTGATTGAGCCAGACGAGGACAGGCGCTTCGGCACGGCTCGGCATACTTTCAACTGCATCTATCTAACCACCGACTAACATGGCAAACCACCTCGGCCGCGAAGGCCTCGTCAAAATCTCCACCACTGCAATCGGCGAGCTGAGAAATTACAGCCTGTCACATTCCTCGGATACGGTCGAGGATAGCGTGATCGGCGACACCTACCGCACGCGACTGGCAACCATGAAAACGTGGAGCGCATCGGGCGATCTCTATTGGGACGAGACGAACGCGGGTCAGCTCCTGATTACCATCGGCAGCTCGGTGACGCTCAACCTTTACCCAGAGGGCGACACGGCTGGGGACACCTACTATTCCGGTGCGGCAATCGTGACCAAGTTCGACATAAGCGCATCGTTCGACGGCATCGTCGAGGGCTCAATCGCCTTCGAGGGCAACGGCGCTCTGAGCACGCTGACCGCCGTCTAATTTCTCAGCAGCAAAACACACACAACACATGGAAGCTATTGACCTTGTCAGAGAACACTTCGCCTCCCTCGGCACGCGCAAGATCGACGTGCCCGAGTGGAAGCTCGTCGTCCACGCATCGCCGGTCACGCTCGGCGAAAAGAACCGGCTTTATCGGCGCAGCAAAGAGAACGACATGGAATTGCTCGTGGACATTTTAATCATGAAGGCCACGGACGAGCACGGCGCGAAGCTGTTCACGATCGAGCACAAGCCGACGCTACTGAACAAGGCCGACAGCAACGTCGTCGGACGCATCGCCAACGCCATTCTGGCCGAAAACGGGCCGAGGCCCGACGACTTAAAAAACTGATTCACGGCGGAGAAGCTGCCGACTTCCTCGCCGTGTATGCTCTCGCGGACCGTCTCGGCAAATTCGCAAGCGAAGTGCTCGCTATGCCGGCGCAGGAATTGAACGGCTGGCTCGTTTACATCGAACACCAAAACCGGAAACTGAAGCACCATGGCTGAAGCATCATTTACACTTAAAGCGATCGATGCGACGAAGGCGGCGTTTGCTAGTGTTCAAAACTCGCTCGCGAAGTTGCAGCAAAGTTCTGAGACGGCGGCGGGCTTTATGAAAAAAGCCTTCGACCCGCGTGCGATTGGAGCTGGGCTTGCGGCTTCGCTTGGCGTTTCGCTGATCGGAGTGATAGACGTGGCGGTTAAAAAGCTAGTCGAATTGGCGATGCGCGCGGGTGAGGTCAGGAAAATTCTTGCTGAGTCGAGTAGGGAGATAATTAAAATGCGCGAAGACGCGGCATTTGCTGAGCTAAACCCCCAAGGTCAAATTGATGCGATTGACAAAAAAAGAATCGAAAACGCCGCTGAGATTTTACGGCTAACGGAAGCAACGAAAGAAATTCAAAACGTGGGTGTTTCTCCGAGCGGTGACCCTATGGCTCTTCCTAACACTCAGTTCGGCACAATAGAAGAGGCCGAAAAATTAAGAAAAATGCTCGCAGAGGATGCGGCTTTAGAAATCGCCCGAAGGAAGCTCAGCATAGATATAGGAAAAAAAGAGTTGGAAGATAAGCTCAACGGTTACAAAGCCATCCAAGAATTCGAGCAGCAAATAGCCGACATTCAGGAAAAAGCATTTGAAGAAATTGAAAAACAGCGGCAGTCAGACCAAGACCGCAGAATCTCGGCGCTCGATGCAGGTCTTGCGGCAGAGGAAAAAAACACCGCTGAAATAATCAAAGCGCGGTCGGAAAAGAACGAGACCATAGAAAAGGAGCGCGAGGGCTTAGAAAAACTAGCGGAATCATACCGCGATCTCAATTCACCGTCTCGCGTTTTTATTCGGCAAATAGAAGAGGTCAATAAAGTCGCCGCTAGTGGAACGCTGGGGTTTGGTTTTGCGGAAGCTGCTGTCGCAGTTGATTCGCTCACGATTGCGATGAATAAAAACAAGGAAGCGCGGGTAGATGCCGCGCTCAACGATTTATTCGGGGACCTCGACGAAGAGGCGTTGCGCATCAACGAATCACTGAAAAAGCAGAATCAAATTTTCGACGACGCTGGCGGTATGATCGCGCAGGGATTCGAGGACGCAATCCTAAGCGGGCAAAAACTAAGCGAGGTCATCAGAGGACTCGGGCAAGACCTGCTCCGCCTCGTCTTCCGCCAGCAAATTACCGCACCGCTCGCCAAGGGAATCGGTGACGCACTATTCGCTGGCTTCCGCGCCGAAGGCGGACCCGTCGGCGCAGGCGGTGCCTACGTCGTCGGCGAAAAAGGCCCAGAGCTCTTCGTCCCCAGCTCCTCGGGCAGCATCGTGCCGAACGGCGCAATGGGCAGCAGCGGCGGATCCGCGGGCGGCGTGACCGTGAACTACAACATCGCGGCCGGCGTCTCGCGCGCCGAGCTGGTGCCAATCCTTGAACAAGAGCGGCGGCGGCTCAAGGCCGAGATTCCCGACATGGTGCGGCGCGGGGGAAGCTATCGCAGTGCGTTTGCTTGAGTTTCTAGACGCTTATGGCCATCACCTATCCTCTCACCCCTCCCGCCGCCATTCGCATCGCTTCCTTGCGTTTCTCGGCCATCAGCGCGGTCGCCCGCAACATCTCGCCGTTCACGTTTTCGAGCCAATCCTACAACTGGACCGGCACGATGCTCAGCGGCGATGTCGAGTGCCCTCCGATGAACCGCGCCGACGCCGAGGAACTCATCGGCTTTCTGATTATGGCTGCGCGCGGCACGTTCTACTTTCGCGACTACGCCAACGGGACGCAGCGCGGGACTATGACCGGAAGCCCACAGCTCAACGGGGCGCACGTTGCGAACACGTCAACGCTCACGGTCGATACCGGCTCTGGCTCGTGGGCCGTCGGCGATTACATCCAGCTCGGGACCGGCAGCAGCTCGAAGTTGCACAAGATCACGCAGGTGAACGGCGACCCGCCCACAGCGACCTCCTACGAAATCTTCCCGCTCTTGCGCACGGCCTACCCTGACAACACGACGATAGATTACACGGATGCCGTTGGTGTCTTCCGCCTCGGGACCACGACGTGCGATTGGTCAATCGACACGGCGAAAAAGTATGGGCTGAACTTCTCGATCTTCGAGGCGATCAACACATGAGCCGCACAATTCCTGCTCCTCTCCTCGCCTCGACGACGGCGGCGCAGCTCAACCCGTTCTTCGCCACGTCGCTGGATTTCGACGACGGCTCGGTGCGCTACTGGACCGGCTACGGCACGATTACAATCGGCAGCGTGACCTATGCGGGCCTCGGTGCGTTCTCCTCGATCTCGACCATCGAGGAAACGGAAGACCTGTCGGCGCGCGGGCTGACGATCGACCTCACCGGAGTGCCCAACGATCTCGTTGCGGCCGCTCTCGATGAAGATTACCAAGGGCGGACGGCGGCGGTGAGATTCGGCACGCTGAACGCGGACACGGGCGCGGTTATCGACTCAATCACAGTCTTCAGCGGGCGCATGGATACGATGGTGATTTCCAACGATGGGAAATCAGCAACCATCGGCATCCAAATCGAAAGCAAGCTCGTCGATTTCCAGCGCACGCGTGAAAGTCGCTACACGCACGAGGAGCAGCTTCGCAGATACCCAGCCGACACAGGGCTCGAATACGTCGCAGGATTGCAGGACAAGGTGATTTACTGGGGCAACGCTAACGCGACCGCGTTCCGCACGGGCGGAAGAGATGAACCCTTAAACGAAGAACCATAATGTTTGAAGCGTTCGTATTGTTCGCAAAATTCGTCGGAACTCTCCTGCTAGAAGCTGGAGTTTCGACCGCAATCGTAAATGTAGTTGTCGCAGCGATACCCTACATCGTCACCATTGGGCTGAGCATGGCCGCATCGCGCCTCCTCGCGCCAAAGATGCCGTCAATGGGCGATCTCAACGACCGAGGAATCATGACGCGCAGCCCGACGTCACCGCGCCAAATAATTTACGGGCAAGCGAAGGTGTCGGGCACCGTCGTCTTCCTCGCGACGAGCGGAGCGAAAAACGAGTATCTGCATCTGGTCGTGACTCTGGCCGGTCACGAGGTGCAGGAAATCGGCGACGTGTATTTCAACGAAGACCGCGTGATGGAAGGAGGCGCATTGACTGGCTACGCGACAGGGAAATACCAAGCGACGGCAAGCTACACCGGCTCGCTCATCCACAAGTATCTTGGAACGACGACGCAGACGGTGGATGAAACGCTGGAGGATGATTTTCCAGTGGCATGGGACTCAAGCCATCGGCTGCAAGGCATCGCCTACATCTATTGCAAGCTCACTTTCTCCAACGAGATTTTCGTCGGCGGCATCCCAAACATTTCGTGCATCGTTAAGGGCAAGAAGGTCGAGGACCCGCGCGAGACGATCACCACTCCGCCGACCCTCGTTTATTCCGCGAACCCTGCGCTCTGTTTGCGCGACTACCTGCTCGACGCCGATCTCGGCATGGGCATGGACAGAAGCGAGATTGACGATGCCTCGGTCATCGTGGCCGCGAATGTTTGCGACGGGCAAGTCCAGATCAAGCCGAGCAGTCCAGCGACCTACGAGAACCGCTACGAATGCAACGGGCAAGCCGTCACGTCCTCGACGCCTGACTCGATCATCGGGCAGATCCTCTCCTCGATGGGCGGGACGATCGCTTACAGCGGGGGGCAAGTCGTGGTCTATGCGGCAGCGTATCGCGCGCCCGCGATCACGCTGGACGAGACGCACATGGCTGGCGGCTTCACGGTCTCGACTCGCCTGAGCGCGCGCGACCGCGTGAACGCAGTCAAGGGCACGTTCATCTCCTCCGAGAATCAGTGGGCCGCAGCGGACTTCCCGCAGATCACGAGCGCAACCTACTTGGCGGCGGACGACGGCGTTTATCACTGGCGCGACGTCATCCTTCCGTTCACGACGAGCAGCAGCGCGGCGCAGCGCATCGCACGCATCAACCTGCGGCAAGCTCGCGAGGAAATTATCTTCACGGCGAAGTTCAATCTGACCGCGATGCAGCTCCGCGCGGGCGACACGGTGAACCTCACGAACGCAAACCTCGGCTTCTCATCGAAGGTGTTCGAGGTCATCGCGTGGTCGCTGTCGAGCGACGGCACGCCGCCGACTCCTGTAATTGAACTGCAACTACGCGAGACCGCTGCGAGCGTTTACGACTGGGACGTGGCGGACGAGGTCGCGGTCGAGAGCGCACCGAACACGACGCTGCCAAATCCGTTCTCGATCGACCCGCCGACGAATCTCACGCTCACCGCAGACGGAACGACGCAGTTCATCCAAGCGGACGGCACGGTGGTGCCGCGCATCAAAGTGGCGTGGAGCGCGCCGACCGAGCAGTTCGTGACGAGCGGGGGAAAGACCGTCATCGAATACAAGGAGGGAACGGCGACGACATATCTGGTGTGGTCAACGGTGGACGGCGACCAGACGCTGGACTTCATTTCGAGCGACGTGCGAATCGGGACGGCCTACAACGTGCGGCTCTACGCGCAGAGCTTTTTCAACACGTCATCGACCTACACGGAGGTATCCACCGCCACGCCGGTCAAGGACACCACCGCGCCGGTAACGCCCACCGGACTCGCCGCCGTAGTCGGCACGGGCCGCGCCGTCTCGCTCGACTGGAACGACAACACCGAGCCGGACTTTTCGGAATATGGCATTTATCGCAAGACGACGGCGGTCACACCAGCAAACGCGAACACGAACAAGATCGCCGAGGTTCGCGCGTCGCGCTTCGTGGATACGGACGTGGACATCGGGACGACGTATTATTATTGGATCAACGCTTACGACACGGTGGAGAACGTGTCAGGGTTTGCACCCTACGTTGAGGCCACGCCATCCGCCGTTGCCGCATCCGCAACGGACTCGACGCCTCCGGACCAACCCGCAGCGTTTTCGATGTCGCTCACGCAGCCAGGTGCCTACCTGTCGAGTGACGGGACAACTTTGACTCGCCTTGCCGTGTCGCTTCCCGCGATGCCCACGCTCGGCGTTGCGCTCAATCTGCTCTACAAGCTCCAGAGCGGGACAAATTACTTGATCGCCGGCCAATACACGGCGGGCTCAATCGACGCGATCATCGACGACCTGACCCCGGGCGCATACTACACGATTGCCGTCCAAGCGTTCTCCGCGTTCGGCATCGGCTCAACGGTGCGCGTGGTCACGGGGACGGATGCGCTTGCGCCGAGCAACACGACGGCACCGGGAGTGCCGAGCGCATTCACTCACGTTGCCGGCAATAATTCTGCGTATGCCCGCCCCCCGTCAATGCTCGGAACGTTGGTCGGATTTTCGTGCCGGCACAACTGGACGGCTCCGACAGACAAGGATTTAGTCGGCTATGAGTGGGTGACACTCGGGACGACCGGCACGGACCCTGTTGGCAATGGCAATTTCTCGCCCATCAATGAGGCGATCAGCGTCCTGAGCGGTCCGGTGACGAGTTATCTTTATGTCAGGTCGAAGAATCGTTCGGGTGTATTTTCGGCGTGGGTGACTGATTCAGTGAACCTCAACACGTCGCATCTTCAGCCGGCTGGAGACATGATGCTCGAAGTGACTTCAGACGTCACTGTCACCGGCATCACTCAAGGCGCAGGCTCGCTGCAAAGAAAAGTCGTCGCACGTCAGCCTGTCTACGCGCAGATCAACCTGACCGGTGGCGCTGCGTCCGAAACCTACTCACTGAACATTACCAACTGGGGCTTCTCCGCCGCTCCCGATGTGGGATGGTTCCAGTCAGCGGACCAAGGCGGGATGCTCATCCGCTACGACTACGATAGCAGCAGCTCAACATCAGCCGAGCTACGCATCACAATGGCGGACGGAAGCAATGTCCCGACATGGACCAACATGGAAATCACCGGCGAGCTGGCTGAATACAGCTGAACCACGCACACTTATGGGCCTACGAAAATCATTCACGACAAGAAGCGGAGCCATCGGAGACTATCACGTCATCACCTCCTTTCGCTGGGAGCCCGATGGGGAAACCCCTGAGGCCAGCGCAATCATCAGCCTCTACCTCGACAAGGCTGCATCTGATGCAGGGCGCTCTCCGCTTGTCCCGATCATCGGCAAGTTCCGTCTGTTCGGGCCAGCGTTTGAGGAGCATCTCAGCCGCAGCGCGCTCAAGGCCGCAGACGTGGACATCGTCGCGCAGCTCTACATCGCGCTCAAAGAGTCGTGCCTGATCGCGCACGCATCCGAGCAACGAGACCGGAAGCAGTTTCTGTCGAGTGATTGCGGCTTAGACTTCTACCACGACGCGCTCGACGTATGACCGAAGCGGATACAAGTATTGCCCGCGCAATTACACCCTTGCCATCGCGCCCGCAATCCGCTCCTCTCGCATCACCATGAGGCTGGGAGGGCTGAGGCTACCAGCAAGCCCGCGAGCGGATTTACCGTTTCGCGGGCTTTCTTTTGCCCAGATTCCGCATCCGTCGCCAACATTTGATTCGTTTTAACTGGCGCAACTGCAACGGCTTAGGGAAGCAGCAGGACAAAATACGCAATTGAGCTTTACGCGGGCGGGCGGATAGGTTTGAGTGTGCACGTCGGAGGGAAACAACCCAACGACCAACTCAACCCAAAAACAAAATGAACGCTTCAATCCTCACCTCAGACCGCTACATCGCTATCAAATCCGCCACCGGCCTGACCTTCAACAAGACGCTGCGGATTCTGACCCGCGACATTAACGGCTCAGAGGTTATCGTTCCTTGCCGCTGGAACGACACGAGCAAACGTCTGGAGTCGGTCGCTCTGAATGACAGCCCGAAAGTTCCTTTCATGTATGAGTCGAGCCTTCGCCTCATCGCCAAACTCAAGGCCGCTGGCCACATCTTCCAACTCATCAACGAGGTCGAGGCCAAGGCGCTCACGACCTAATCAAACCAAACCCGAAACCACCCCGCTACCTCTTCGGAGGCGCGGGGTTTTCCGGTGCCAGCCGAAGCGAATTAACGCCGAGGCGCGCAACACAACATGCAAAACGAAATCATCGATATCAGGCGAATCAACTCACGCGGGATTTCCCGCCAAGGCAAGATCGAGGGAATCAACACCGTGACCCATCTCGGCGACAACGGAAAAAATGGCGATGCGCGCGTGACGGTGTATCAGCTCGGCGACACGCGCGTTGCCGATACCAACGGCGACCCGATCTGGGAAGAGCAGGACCACGCCGCGTTCGCGGAACTCCTCAAAACCGAAGGGATCAAACTGTGAGTCCCACGACCGCACTCACCCGCGCTCTGGTCCTCGCGCTCACCGCGCCCGATCAAGCACGCGCCGACCGCGCCATCGCTCTCGCCGA